ATTTGACTTTTGCAAGTTTTTAGAGGCATCATCCATGATTACTCTTTTACTATATCCTCTGTTTGCTTGCTGTATTCTCATAAATGCAACTAGGGCTGCAAATGATACTAATCTATCCACGTTTACTCCATCTGCATATTCCTGCATTTCTTTAAGTAACATAGGATCTGGAATACGTTCTATTCCATATTTTGTTCTTACTACAGAACCATCTGTTTTAGTTTCTATATCTAATTCTTCTTTAGTATATTCAATAGCATAACTTAATAAGTGAGCTTTAAATAATGTACCTGTATTTTTCCAACCATACTCCTGAAATACATTAGCATTTGCTCCTAGATCTTTTAAGAACATAATCTGGCTCTTAGGTACTAGATATTTTTGTTTCTTTCTAGATATCATGTACTGAATAAATAAAGAGATGTTATTTTCTATTACTGCCCAGGCATTGTACCATTCTATAATTAACTCTAGTCTCTGATGAGTTTTATTGATATCATCAAATCTTCCACACCAAGCTGCTACAATCTTATCTGGTTCTATGTATGTTTCTGTTTCTCCTAGTGTTACTTTAGTAACTTCTACAGGAGCCTTCATAATATAAATAGAACAGAGTGATTCTGATGTTGTAGTCTTGCCTTCTGATACAGGGTCAATAGATGCATAATACTGTCCAAATGTAGGATCTTTAATTGGTCTTTCCCATACAACTAAGACTCCTGTTTTATCTTCTAGTTTTTTAGGAACTGGAAATTCTCTTATTGGTAATTTTTCAGTACTTCTTACAGATGCTTTTCCATTTTCATCAGCATAAATATCTAAATATTCATAGCCATATTCTTTTTCTTCTATTCTTCTTTGTTGAGCTGAAACTAAGTGCATTGGAAATACAGATACAGATCTATGTGCAAATGCTTCTCTAATGTTTCTTGGATGCTGAGAAATTCTTAACTGATAATCTTCTGGATTAAGTTCTTTTTTCCAAGTAGCAAATTGATCATCTAAAGCTTTTAATGCTTCTTCTACAAGTGAATTACCATAATCATCAATGTATGGTGGCATTGACCACTGCTCAGGAATAAACAATCCTGACATACCTTCTGTACCTTTTTCATCAATAAGATTAGTTTCAACTGCATACACATCTTTTGATAGAGGATTAAGAATCATATCTCTTAATGGTTCACACTGAGACAAGTCACCCACAGATCCTGCTGCAATAAACATACCTGTAGTAACTAAACCTGATTTCATTGCAGGTCTCATATACTCATATGTTTGGTCCATCTTAGGTGCAATACCTGCCTCCTCATGAAAGAAGTATTTTACTGGACCCCCTACACCATTTGTTGGATCTTTCTCAAATGACATGCCTTGTATAGTACCCTTGAGACCAACTTCTGTTTTTCTATCTCCTTTCCTTACTTCAATCTTTTGTTGCCACATCATAACCTTGTCTGGTGACATAGGTCTATACCATGCTGTATGCTCATTTAAGAATGCTGCATATTCCTGTAAGAATTTCCAGGAACCTTTCTCATTAATATAATCCTTAAGTGATGCACCAATTTTAAGAGTAACCCCTGGTTCAAACCATTGCTGGTTTATAAGTTTACCCATATGATAATAAGAAGATGCAATCTGACGTTTCTTTAAAATAGCAACATGTTTATAATTTAACTCTGCTAGTAACTCATATAGAGCCATATGATACTGTGCATCTCTAATTTTAGCAAAGTCAAACTTCTGTTGTTCTTTGTCAAAGATTGGTAAAAAGTTTAACCACATGTAGTATTCTCTTGATACAAACCATGTGTTATCTTTATCTTTTACAATTATTCCTTTCCGGCATTTTTGTTTTTGATCATCCCAATAAGCAATGAAGTCTTTAGATTTGAAGGGGGCAGTGCAATATACTCCATCACTTCTAAACTTGTCTGACTCTGATGTAAATATCTTATTAGTAGTATCATTGAAGCCGTACTTACCAGGTTCTCTGAAAACTCCAAATATGAAGTTATTGAAGTCCTGTCTGTATTCAAAGCTTGTTGTTGTCCATTGTCCATTTTCATAAGTTGGTATGTCTTGATAAATTTCACTCATAGTTATTGGTCATATGCCATTCCAATTCCACCTCTTACTTTACTAGACTGTTCATCTTGGAGATCTTTATATACTCCTTTAAATGATGCCCTAATCTGGTCAAAGTTTTTTGCTGCAGCTACAAGAGAGTTAATGTTACCATCTCTACCTGCAGTGATAGCTGTAGTCTCCATATATCTAGCTAATCTATCTAACATAGATGCCATACCTTTGTATGCTCTAGATGTAGGAGTTTCATACATTCTCTGACAGAATAGAAGAGCTGTATGTATATCATCATCTTCTGTAGAGAACTCTGCTTCTATCTCATTTAGTATAATATGCTCTTTATCTACTTCAGGAGTATGAAAGAAAGGATTCATATCTGGATTAGGACAAGTCATATAAAAAAGATACTGATATATTTTAAGATGATCCTCTGGATAATTATCCATGATATCTTTAAGTGCCTTAAGTGTATAGCAATGTTCTGTAGGAATTACTTTACCATTTTGAACATCAAATAGTTTTACAATCATTTCTTTTTAATTAAATGTGGAAACTCTTTCATAAAGTTAACTATTGAGATTACCTCATCATATAGATAAGGCACCGGCATAGGAGTAACTTCTTTTACAATAGGTTCTCCATTTGAATCTAATTTAGAAATGGGATAACCATACTGGTCTTCACCATCTGTTTCAAATGTTATATGATGTATAAATATCTTCCCAGGTTGTAATTTGGGATTGTGCTTTAATATAATATACATATAAACACTGAGTTGAAGTGCATAATGATTAAAATTACAATCATCTAAATGCTGTACTGGATCAAGCATTTTCTCACTCATACCTTCCCAATTCTTAAATGATTCAGTCTTAATTTCCTTATTAGTTTTGTAGTCAATAATATTAATTCTACCATTGACTACTTCAACTAAATCTGATTGGCCACATAAGCCTGCTGACTTAAGATAGACCATATGTTCAGGATATACACCTGGTTCTAATTTTTGTGAAGGAGCAATTTTTAGACCATTTTCTCCTTCATAAGGTTTAAATACTGGAACTGTTACTCCTTCTCTTTCAATAGATGCAAATGAGCATAGATCAGACTCTCTTTGATTATGATAGAATGTACCTAGTGTAGTAGCTCTATTAGCTTCATTGTCCCATATCTGCATAATAGTTTTAGGATCTACCCCATACCATTTTGATCTTTTGCTTTTAGTTACTTTTTCAGCTACTTTCTTTGCATCAAAAGGTTTCTTCAAACTAGATACTAATGTTGTTACACTAGTCCATTTGATCTGATCATTTGGATCTACACTAACATAACTGTGATTATCTGCATTAAATACTATACTCATAATTCTTCTAATTTATCTTCTTCCTCTTCTGTAGCAATTGCTTGCCACTTACCAAGAGGACATTCTGAAGAAAGAGATCTTGTTTTAAAAGCTAGTGAACAACCACATTCATTACAACATGGAGCAGTACCTTTTACAGCACATTTTTTTCCTTTACTAGAGCACTCATCACATACATCATATCTCATACGTGACACATCTTCTACAAACTCATCTCTAATTACTGAGTTTTTTATACCCTCTAGGATTCCTTTTCTATTCTCCCAAATTGCTTTCAGTACTGTTTTCATCTTTACTTTTTTTAAAATTTCTTTTTACTTGTTCTTGCTCACATATTTTTTTTTCAATTTCAATTAAAGAATTAAGTTTAGTTTCTAACATTTTTTTATTAAAGTATGCACTATAGGTAGATGTATCATGGTTGTCTAAAACTTTAGTATACTTGGTTATTGCATTTCTTACTGATACAGGTTTAATTACAAAATGACCTAAACCTTCTACATTTATTCTTGGTGCTTCTAAATTTGAAAGTTTTAATCTTAATGTCTTATAGTAAAATTGAATAATATCTTCTACTAAATCCTCACTTACGGATAGTTCTTCTGCAAGAGGTCTATATAATTTACTAGACTTTTTAGGATTCATTTCCAAAAAATTTATAGTCTAATAAAATATCCCCTTTAGTTTGTATTTTAAGATTTGGATTAATTAAAATAACTTTTTTATTTAAAGAATCTTTATTAACTATATTTTTCTTTTCAAATTTATTAATACAATTTCTTACTGTTTGTGAAGATTTAAAAATTTCATAATCTTCTGAAGCATCATAACAAAAACTTGTTAATTCAATAGGACCAAGTGTAGCTAAAAGTGTTAAACATTCTAAATCTGAACTACGTACTGTTATACGATTAATATAACAATATGTTAAAATTTGATATTTAATAATGTCATTTTTAGACATTCTTACTCTTTTCTGTACTTGATTTACTATAGCCATGACTATTGTTTTCTAAGCTTCCTTTTACCTTGTTCTGGTACTTCAGGTTGATTATCAATATCAAAGTCTGAACCCTCTGCTTCTTGTTCCGCTTCTTGTTGAGCTTGTGCCATCATTGCATACTGCATCTGAATATTAGTTCTCTTGAATCTAGCTTCATCTATTTTAAGAAGAGTTTCTTCATACTTAAGTTGAGCTTCTAAATAAGGTAAAGATTCAGTATAAAATTGAAGCATTTGTTCTTTTTGAGCAGCTAATTCATCAGCTGTTAACTCTCTTTCTTGTTGGTTTTCCATAATAATTAATTTATTGGTTTACAACAAATATACAAAAAAAGTTTAAATGTATATTGTTTAAATAAAAAAATCCAGGCACTGAAAGTACCTGGACTCTAGTAGTTTAATTTGTATTAACAATAATGGCCTGGGCCTCCACAATTAGGCTTATGTAGCCTAGGGGTATGACTACCTCCTCCAGGATTTTTTATTGTATTCTTAAAATTTCTCCAAGCTCTTTTAAGTTTTCTTTTAATAGGTCCTGCACTTGTCATTTCAGACTCACCTCCCATTGCATAACTTTTCATAGAACGAATCATAGGTTTTGGCCCTCCTTTTTTCATTGTTTTTGAGTGTTCTAGAGCACACTTAGTGCCAGCTAGTCCTTTTACCTTTTTCATGATTATCTGCTTTTAATAGTTAAGTTAAATATTGTTAGTAAATAAAAGTTTCTTGATATATCTATTTCTATAGATAAGATATCAATGAATGAGAATCTTAACTTAATTGCAAATTTATCCCATTGCTTTGTGTAGGTATTCCAACCGTTTCTAAATTTCATTATGCTTCATTTTTACTGATTGCACCTTTTGCATCCAAAAATATCTTACGAACATTTGCTGGTTGAGCAATTTTCCATGCTGTTCTTCTTGCTTGATACAATCTTGATTTTAATATTCTAGTTACAGTCATTGCATTTCCTTGGTTTCCTCCAAGTACATGGTAGCAATCTTTATCTTCTCCAACATATATTCCTACATGTCCACCACCATTTCTCTTAAAAGTGAGTACATCACCTAACATAGGTTCATCAACTTTGTTACCAAACTTAGCCCAGTTAAGTGCCCATAGTGGTTTATCTACTACTTGTACTCCTGCTTTATGTGCTGCATAAGCTACTGCTAAACCACACCATGGAATCTCATCTGCAGTATATACTTTTTGTAATCCAAGTTCTTTAGCCCACCCCATAATTACAGGATTATGTTCTTTACCTACAATCTCTTTAGTACCAAGCATCTTTACAGCTTGAACTAATATCTGTGGGGATTTTTCTTCTTTTAAAAAATTATGACTCATATTTTACTTTTTAAATATTATTTATTTTCTTTTACTCCACTTATCTAATGATGTAAGACCTAAAGCACCAAATGAAAACAATGCTACTGCATTAACTAAAGCATCTGATGGTTTAATATCCCCATGTGTAAATGTGTTTAATACTAAAGAAGTTACTAGTGCTAATACACATAGTATTCCTGTAAATCTTTTTGATGAATACACACCGTTCTCATCTTGAAAAATTTCTCTTAAAAATTTCATAATTATTTATTTTCTGTTGCATACTTAACACCCATAATAGTACCTACTATGGAGAATGCATTGGTTAGTAATATACCCAAAAGATTACTCCATGTGGAACCTATTATTTGGGTGTCCTTATTATATAATATAGCAAATAAATAGATAATAGTCACTACAAAACCTATACTAATTATAATTGCTAGTGCTACTTTAACTATTGTGCTAATTAGTTCAAACTGAGTTCTTTTCTGTAAAAGGTCTAAATCTTCTACTGCTGCATCCCTTAATTTTTCAGCTTCTTCAAGAGCTATTTTAAGATCTAACATTAGAACTTTATTCTCTTCCATTGCAACTTCAAGTTCTTTATTTTTTTGTTGAACTTGTTTAGTTACCTCCAATCTTTTCTTTCTAGAAGAAATATCTCTTTCTTTACAGAGTTTTAGATATTCAGCAAAAGCAGAATCATCAGTTCCAGGTTCAATTATCTTAAGAAGATTACCCTCTAAATAGAGTTTCTTTTCTTTAGCTATTTTTAATAACCCTTCTCTAACTGCTTTTGGTAATAACATTATCTATAAACTTTGAAAGGTAATGATTTTGTTCTATACCCTTCATAATCTTTTTTAAATTCTTCTAGTCTAGGTTCAATCTCATCAGATTTAATAATCCAAAATTGAGCACCAACTGCTTTAGCTTTTTCAATTTCTACTTGATCTTGTGAAGATGATATAATTCCTATCACACATCCATTCCCATATTCATGATTAATTTTTCTAATCATTTCTATGCCATCAAAAGATGAACCTATAATATTTAAATCTACAAATACACACTGTGGTCTCTCATGATTAGGGTCTTCAGGAAACCATTTACGGAACATTCTATCTGCTTCATCAGAACTGTCTAATGCTTCTATAGAAAGTGCCATATCTAATATAGAACATGCATCCTCAAATACAAGGTGGAATAAGTTCTCATCATCTATTAACATTAATGTCTCTATCATATCTTAATTTTTATTTTAGTACCGGTATTAGTTTTTTCAGCTTCAATACTGAAATTATGTTCTCTTAAAATTTCATTGCAGATATTTAAACCTAATCCAGAACCTTCTTCTTTTTGTCCTATTTTTCTAACGTATGGTTTTGATAATTCTATAAATTCATTATTTGTTATTCCTCTTCCATTATCTTCAATATAGAGGTATTTATTTTCTATGTATATTTTAACCCATTTAGTTGGGCTGTCATTGTATTTTAAACCATTTCTGATAAGATTATCCAGAGCTGTGCAGAAAAGTGCTTCATTAAGCTCTAAATCTATTTCAAGTGAACTATCAAGAATAACTGAATTTTTATATGCTGTAAGTTTTAAATAATCTTCAAGAATATGGTGTACATTACACATCTTCTTACTCATTTCAGATCCAGACTTTACAAGATTAGTAAACTCATATACACCTGCATATACTTTTCTAGCATGTGATAAACCATCCTCAATTAACTGTAATGGAGATTTAATTTTTAATGAATCAATATCTTCTTGTGTTAATCTTCTCTTAAGTGAAGATATACCCCTAGGTAGATAAGTATTAATACCAGAGTGCATATCATGTCTTATAATTTTAGCTGCATGTTCAAGATAGATATTTTTTTTATCTAAATCATTACGTGTCATTTGTTTCTGTTCAAGAAACTCTTTAACTACAATAAAGAATGGGGGCATGAATATTATTACAGATAGCCATTCAAAGTAATGAGTAAATGTGCTATGATGTATATATCTAAATACTACAAGTGTTTTAAATATAAAGAACACAAGCATTATAAGTGTGGCACATCCTAGACAAATTCTGGATCTAATTGATATGCCATCTAGTGCTGCCATTAAAGTTTAGATTTACCAAATCCTAGTTTCTCAAAAAACCATTTAGATGGGCACAAAGTTGTTATTGACCCTATAAAGAGCATGACTGCAATAAATATTACTAGTGGCCAAAAATTACAAGCTGAAGCTACAAATAGTAAAATACATACTAATGCATAAACCATTCTGATTGAACTTATATTTTTCATAACATAGATATTGTTTCAAAAAAAGCAATTTTAAGTCTAATCCAAACTCTATGGATAAATGGTAATTGTTTAAACTCTTTAGATTTAAATAACTCGTTCATTATTTTTCAAGTACAATTCTTTTGATTGCTTCAGATAGTTCAGCAACACTTCTTGCTAAGTTTTTTATCTCAAGTTGAGTTTGCTCTTGTATGGCCTGATATTTGAGACGTGCTTCTTGTTCTACTAACTCAATCTTTCCTTTGAGCTTACCTAGATCTTCTGCTTTCTTTTGATCAGATGAAAAAAGTAAATCTATATCTCTTCTTGCATCATTATAAGCTGTCTTAAGAAAGAATCCAAATAATCCTAATATTCCTGAACATATAAAGATTATTATGGTTAAAGTTGAATTGTCCATTATTTGATAATTATACCTGTAGTTAATATTCCATTCAATAGTATTGAAAGGTTTCTCTGTCTTTTTATTCTTTTTAAATCAAAGGCTTGAGTTGCTATAATTGTATCTTTTGAATTTATAACATATCTCTGGGCTTGTATAATAGTGTCCTGAGCTGCTATAATAGCATCTTTTTCCTTGTCTCTTTTATAAAGTACATGGATCATTGTATCCTGAATCTGGATGATATTGATGGTATCTCTAGTATTTTTTACTTCCTCAAGTTGAGCCTGTAAATCAGAAAGACCATTATTAAGTTGAGCTATAATTGATTTACTGTTGTCAATTACTTTACCTTGTTCCTTAATAATAGTCTCTTTACCTTCTATTCTTCTTTCTATAGTTTTCTGCTTACTTATTGGATAAACCTGCTTAGGTTTTCTCATAAGTAGAAACAGGCACATCACTATTAGACATACCTGCAATACTGTTGAAAGATTAATCCGTGATATATGTATATACTTCATACATATAATATACGAAAAATTTATAACATTCCTAGCATATATTTCTCTGCATTTTTAACTGTGTTATCAGCTGCGAGCATTATCTTAAGTATTTTATCATCAACATACTTAGGATGCACGTACCAGTCTTCATATGCACTAGAATCATTAGGTGCTATATTACTTGCTACAAGTACATATCCTTTTGATAAAAGATAATGTCTTCCTAACTCCCTATAAGATCTTGTAATATCAGCATAGTAATCATGTTCAAATGTTATTACACCAAATGTACACTGTTCAAATGGAATCATTTTAAGAATGTCAAATGTTGTGCTTGGTGGTTCACAGTCTACTTGTAAGTAATCTATGTGACCTTTAAGAATACTATAATCAAACTTAGTAGCATCTGCTAATGTAGATTTATTCTTTCTTACTTTATTAAATTTAGTTACCTCATCTTCTTTAATTTCTAAAGATGTTCCTGTCCAACCAAATTCTTCTAATAAAGCTGAGTTACTACCATAGTATGGGTCTGCTGAACCAATTTCAAAATAAGTTCCATTTCTTTTACCATTAAGCATTGTTAGAACAAACATATCTTGGTATGTCTGGGAATAGTTTTTCTCAATCTTTTCTGCTCCTGGAAACTTATATCTTAGTTGATCATAGAATCCTTTATGGTATCTAAGGAATGGATCTGGTCCTGAACCTAATGATGTAATATTAGTTTGTACCAATTTTTGGTACTTTTCTGTAAGATTCTTTGCATTGTCAGCAAGATATGCAAATGTATCTCTTGCTTCTTTACCTCTACCAATCCACCATGCAGCAACTGCTTTTTGGAACATAAGTTCCCAGTAATGAGTACTACCTACTTCTGTAAAGTGTAATCCCATTACAGCATGTGAATAAGATTGATGATAGTTTTTCATTTGCTCATGATACTCACTTATATGTAAGTATGCATCTGGTCTTGTTGGTTCAAAAGCAATAGCATTTTGCCATAGACCTAACTCAGTTACTTTTCTTCTACCTAATGCAGATAAAGACTTAGCAACCATAATTAATGAATCATAAGTTAGTTCATCATTCTTGCTGTATTCTGCAGCTCTTAAAAAGAATGACATTGCAGATGCATAGTGTAAATTAGTAAAGTAATAGTTACCCATATCAAATGCTTTTGATGCATTATATGGGTCATTGATGAACTTTTCTAACTTAGATGGTGTTATGCCTCTAGTAATTGGCTTTACTTCTGTCTCTGGTATGTCACATATTTGGTTAAAAACTGTGACAGGAAGTTTTAAAATAAAGGCCGTAGAGTCCTGAAAACCAAATGGGATAATAAAACTATCACCATCATATGCTAAACCACAGGAGAACTCAATATTTCCTGTCATAAACTTAAACTCTGGAGAATAATGAACTATCTTCCAGTCTTTATCCCATACAATAAATCTGTGATAATAATGAGCATCTTTCTTTCCTTGTTCATTAAACCATAGGTCTACCTCATGTGTAAGGGCTACATAGTAATCACCATATGTAATAACTTGGGATCCACCTCTAATATCTCTAGGAAAAGTGACATCTTGCTCAACAATCTTTACTGAAACTGAGGTACCTTTTTTAGGATCTACTTTTACTACTTCTGTAGGGTTAGTCCATTTAACATAATGGTACGGCATGTCAAGAATAGGCATCCAGTTCTTTTCACAATAAGAATGTGTAGGAGGTTCTATTCTATATCTATCAGTTTCTTTAGCATTATTATCAATTACAGATAGTTCCATTCTTCCTTCACCATCTGTTTTAGTATCTCTACGTACACCTGTGAGATAGAACTTATCATTCCAATATGCAATTCTTGCATCTTCCAATCCAATAAATTCCCATACTGGAGTCACATCTAACTTAGATGTATCTACTTTATAGTGACTATCAATTGCTAAAGTATTAGGATCTAGATAACAAACATAGTTTGTAGTTCTAAGAGTTACGTCATCTTCTGGGTTAAGATATGCTAGAGGACCCCAGGGAGTCTGGTACTTTTGTTCATTCTCACTATGATATAGTGCATATTGAACGTGTCTTAGGTTTAATGTATATAATCCATCACTATAATAGATAGATGGATTAGTAAGACCTAGACCTTCAGTAATATTTCCTGGGATTATAAGATAATTGACAGAGCCTCCATTAGCTAATGCTAGTTGACATAAATTGTTCATCTGCTGTTGGTTTTAAGCAAATATACAATTATTTTTTATCAACTAAAGGTTTTAATACTTGAAGTGCTTGTATGATATGAGAAACTTCATTAAGATCAAATGCTCCTTTTACGGTTGCTTGATTTAATGCTTGTTCAACTATTTTTAGAGCCTGTTCTACAGTCATATTTATTTGGTTTTTTATTTTAACTAAGTTAGATCAATAGTTACAACAAAGCCAGCTATCTCAAGAACACCTTTTACCATATCATGAATAGTTGAAAGGTCTTGATTTTGTCCATCTTGTAAAGTTATAATCAAAGTTTCAGGCAAATTAGTACTAATTTCTTTATAAGCCAATGCATTTACTTTATTGTCAGATACAATAAGTTTTACATTAGTTTTCTTTCCATCAGCATGTGCAAAATATTGAAGACGTGCATACACTTGTGGTGCTACAATATCTGTGTTTTTAAACTTTGCGTTTGTAATTAAAAGTCCCATTTTTTTATTTATTAAGCATATAAAGGTATAAAATATGTATTCCCCAGTTCATCATTAACTTGAGCCCATTTAATAATGTTTCTGTATGAACCTAGAGACATTAAACTTGAACCTATTAATATTGAATCAGTATTTGTATTAAATCCAACACCCCAACTAACTCCATAAGGCCCTAACCAAATA